GGGGTTAGAATCAAGAAAATTCTTAACCACAGCGAGAGAGAAGAAAGTTTTTCCAGTACTAGACTCTCCAGCAATAGCAGTAATCTTATTCCCAGATACACCACCAAATATACTACCTGAAACCAGTGCATTAAAAATGTACGAACCTGTGTCAACATATTTTTCAGTTTCATCGATGTCTGCAGCGAGTTGTGTGTAATCGCCACCAATTTCTTTTACAATATCTTTAAGGAAGTCCATTAAGCAAAAAATGAATCAAGGTTTACAGTTTTCTCTACACTCCACCCAATTGCATCAAGAATAATTTTGAGTGGTTCTAGAAATGCTTTCTCAAATTGTAGTTCATAATCTATATATTTGTCAAGGTTAAGTTCCTTCGGAAACTCTTGGATGAAGGAGATAACATTTTCATGAATATGATTTGGTTTTTTCAAATAAATGAATTTAATTTTTTCTCCATTTTGAATTAATGAATATTTGTTAGTTAAATTTTCTTTTTTTACATAAAAATTAAAGAGCAATGCACCACGAACATGAATTGGAGTTCCTTTAATATAAACAGTTGCGGATGATTGATACTTTTGCACGTCAGAAGCTGACCTTGGGAAAGAGATAGATTCTGGAGGAAGTGTCCTGAATTCACGGCGACATTTATCAATGAACTCAATTACTTCATCTTCAGTTCCACTCATCATTAGTTTGAGTGCATCCTTAATCATCTTGCGGCAAGGTGCCGGAGTAGAAGATTTGACTGCTTCAATACCCATCATCTTCAGTTTAGGTTCTTCATAGCGAACACCCTCACTATCCCATACGTTTAGAATGTAACGCTTCTTCGCAGTCCAGATTCCACGGTCAGCAATATTTTCACGCTTCATCTGCATCTTCTGATCATATGCATTCACATAGTCGGCCAATTCTTGGTAAGAACTTTCAATATATTTTTCAAGTTCCAATGAAGCGACCTTATCAAGGAACGAAACAATGCTTTCAGTAGTTTTCTCTCTTCCTTTGAATACAGTTTCAACCAAAGGACCCATATTAAGATAGATAGAATCAGTATCCGAAGCAATAACGTAATCAACAGCATCAGTCTTAAGAATTTTGTTTAAGTAAGTATTCATTTTTCCTTCAATCCAACGAATTGATACCTGTCCACTTAAAGTAATCGCTTCAGCATTTTCTAGTTTGTAATAACGAAAATACTGATTTCCAATAGCACCATAAGCAGAGTTCAAAGAAATTTTCTTTGCCATCTGAATATTATTACATCGTGCAATCTCTTTTACAAGTTCTTTATTCTTTGTTTTTTCATATTCTTTCTTCGCTTCAATCATCTTTTTTTTAAAGATGACACGATCCTGATACATTTTTTCCATCAGTTCTGGAAGAAATCCACGAACGTCTTTGCGGAACATTGCACCGTTTGCACAGACTGCATAGTCTTTATAAAGTTCAAAACTGATCTCTTGATTAAGGATTTTATCTACAGTTGCTGTAGGATGCCTTTCATCCACCAAAGTTTCTGGTGAGATGTTGTACTGCATAATCAAGTGAGGATACAGTGAGTTAAGGTCAAAGTTCACTACCCAATCATACTTTCCAGGAATCGGCTCTTTTACATAAGCACCAGCATACTTTTCATTCTTCTGTGATTTGTTTCTTGGTGGAATGACAATATTTCTCTTCTTAAGATAATTATAGATGATGTTATCCCACATACGAACTTGATAGAACACATCAGCATAATTTACTTTGGCGTCATATGCCATTGTAAGTGCGAGTTCAATCAACTTCATCTTGTCTTCTAGACGGTCAACAAGTTCTACGTCAACAATGTTGTACTCAATAAACTTCTGCCAACCTTGAGTATAAAAGTCTTTGAACGTGTCAAATTCTGAGTGATCAAGTTTTTTCTGGCCCAACTCAACTTCAGCAATATAATCAAGACGATATGATTCCTGTGCTTTATAAGTAAACTTCTTATAAAGATCAAGATAATCAAGTTGAGTCATTCCACCAACATCAAATGTTGTGTGCTTGCGGCCATTGATAAAAATTTCACCTTCAGTTACAAGTCCCCAGTTAGAGAATCGCTTCATCAGTTTTTCGCCAAGAACACGATTCAATCGTTTGCAAATATATGGGATGTCATACAATTGAATATTCCATCCAGTCACCACATCAGGAACATCAACCATCCAATAATTAATAAAATTATTGAGAAGTTCATATTCACTTGGACAATAATGATACGTCACATTACTCTGTTTATTATTAAATGGTTTGACTCCCCAAGTAATAATTTTTTTGGTAGTATAATCTTGAATTGTAATTGCAAGAATTTCTTCCGAGCAAGATTCTACATCAGGAAATCCTTGCTCTGATGCAACCTCAATGTCCAATGTTACAAGTTTGATTTTACTAATATCAAACTTAATTTCATCTTCTGGATATTTTTCGGAAATGTATTGATAGATATATCGATCATTTCCATAGATTTCAAACCCATCAATCTCATCATATTTTTTGTAGAACTCGCGACAATCTTTCACAGTTCCTGGGTTAATCGGTTCTACTGCTTCTCCACTTAATGTTCTATACTTAGAATCTTTTTTAGTTTTTACAAAGAGAGTCGGGAAAAACTCATCTCTTGTCTCAAATCTTTTATCATTATCTACTCCACGAACCAAAAACTGATTTCCAATCAATTGAACATTAGTGTAAAATCTCATTCTTTAATCAAGTCCTCATATTTTTCAAGTAGAGTTGGAGTTGGATCTACTAGAGTTAGAATTTTATCTGAACTCATCATAAATGTAGATTGCTTTGTGTACCCACACAGAAAAGGTTCTAAAGTTTGGTCGCTTTTTACAACAAAAGGTTTTGTAAGTTTACAATCAGGTTCGCCAAGTTCGGAAGTAACTTCTTCAATCTGACTGATTAGAATCAGATTGTTCGTTAGTGCTAATATCTTTGTCATTTTCATTCCTCTCTTCTTTTACATTATTTAAAACTTTTTGCTCATACATTTGTTTTAGTTTTTCGACAGGTTCAACTAAAGTAACAACCCAGTCATTTGGAACTAGAACTTCTTTATCTGAAGTTAAAAGGATCCAAGGAAATAGATTAATATCAAAGGAGTGTTTGATTTCCTCCTCATTATTTTTTGAAACAGACTCAAAATCTTTAATTAAAACGACTTGGGGTTTGTTAAAGAAAAACCCAACAACTCTTTCATCTACTACCATTTCTTGAATATCGGAGATTATGTTTTCTCCAGATTTCAGCAATGCAAGTTTTACCGTCATTTTTACTCCATACCTCCCAGTATTCTACCAATAAAAAAAGGAGGAGTCAACCTGGATTTTGCCAGGTGCTCCTCGCGCCGACGATATTCAATTCTATTTATCTCTTTCTTTTGAACTTGCACACTTTCTTTCCAGGAAGCATAGCATAAGATGTTGTACCTGCCCAACCACACTTTGCTTTTGGTGGTTTTGCATTAGCACCAAAGTCACCTTTCATTTCCTTTAAAATATTATTAAATTCTTGGAAAGTTTTCATTTTTTATTTTTATTTATAGATAATCCTTTCGCTTGTGGTGCTCTGGAACAATCTTTTTCAAGTTGACAGAGAGGAGTCCGTCTTCAAATGATACATCTGCAACTTCTGTGTCATCTGCCAATGTCCATGCTCTCTTGAAAGATCGTTGAGCCAATCCCTTATGGACGTAGTTGGTATCGGATTCCTTATCCTCTTTTTGTCCTTCGACAAATAACTTCCCATCTTGTGTATAGACATAGACCTCCTTCTTTTTAAATCCAGCAAGTGCAAGTTCAAGTCTTGATTCTACATTACTGACTTGAACAAGATTGTATGGGGGATAATTGGAAGTAGTTTCGTGAAGATTGAATAGACGATCAAAATATTCGTCCATTCCAATACTATTGCGAGTGATCCTGTCCATCAAAGCAGGAAGATCCGCAGAAGTATATCGCATAAGGTTAGTCATTATGGTAGCTCCTTTAAAAGCGAGTTTGTGTTGTGTGGACCCTTTCGGCATCCATTACTAATTATACAAGA